TAAATAAAATCTTTGCTAATTTTTTCACAGATTTAGGTTTTATTGTAATTCCATCTTTTTCAAGATCTTTATCTGAATTTATAACATTTTCCAATGAAATAAAGCTTATTTCATTGTTTTTTGCGTTGTACCCCTGATTATATTTATTGATATATTCTGTTATATCTTGATTCCATGTTTCAATATTTTCATGTAACATATTATTGGAATCCAAACTATGACCACAAATCTTAATTTTATCCCCTTTCTTGGGATAATAACTTCCTATTATAATTATTTTTGCTTTTTCAAATTTCTTTCTAAGAATATTTATTTGTGTAATCCAACCTTCTTTTAACTGTTTACTTGATAAACAGGTTGATCTTTTTCCACTATCCATTTGTGTTGGTTTAACATCATATACTTTTGAACAATTTATTAAATTTTTATGTATAGCACCTGACCCAACTGATAAAAAGAAGTATGTATTCGGAGTATTATACTTAACCTTTGGCATTTTACTAATTTCATTTTTAAATTTTTCAAGCGTTTTACACTCGGACGTGAACGATTTTACACTAGCTAATGGAAATTTTGCTTTAAACATTTCCTTTATAGAAGGGTATTTTTGTGATTCGGGTTCATGTAGAATATAATCTCCTAAAAAAACTATATTTAATTTTGGTATGGGTTTACTGCGCATCGATTCTTTTACAGGGTAGAAAATATATATTAAACCGCAAATTATAAAACAGATTATCAAAATTATAAGCCAATTCATATAATAAATTGAATTATAAAAAATTTATTATACTAACATTATCTACGACTACTAAGGTATATTACATTTGCATAAATCAGCAATGTCTAAGAATCAACCAGTGCAATTAGGATTGTGTTGTATAAATACAATCTTGCGCCAACAAAAACCACCAATATTCTGTTCCAGAAAAATGATAATGAGAAAAATAGAAGAGCTTGGGATAAATGAACTTAAATTAAAAATCATACAGAATCTTGCAGATCTATATAAATTAATTCATTGGAATGAAGCAAATGGTATTAAAGTTTTGCGGATTTCAAGTGAGTTATTTCCACATAAAAGTAATCCTAAAGTTGAAAATTATACAATGGATTTTGCAGATAAGTTGCTAAAAAAAATTGGCAAATACGCTAGATCGATGAATCATAGACTCACATTTCATCCAGGTCAATATAATGTAGTGGGGACACCAAATGAAAAATGTTTTCATCAAACTATTTCAGATTTAAGCTATCATGCAGAAGTATTGGATAGGATGGAAATGGGAAAAGATTCTGTAATGGTAGTACACGGTGGGGGTAAATATGGAGATAAACAAAAAACGTTGGATAGATGGTGTGAAAATTTTAAAAGATTACCCCAGGCCGTTCAAAACAGACTTGTACTTGAAAATTGTGAAAAATGTTTCTCGATTGAAGATTGTATTTATGTATCTAGAAAGGTGAACATACCAATTGTATTTGATACACATCACTATACTTGTTATAATTTGATGCATCCTGATGAAACACTAAAACCAGAGAGCGAATATATAGAAGAAATTTTAAATAGTTGGGAAAGACGAGGTATAAAACCTAAATTTCATGTATCCGAACAAGGCAGTGGTAGATGCGGGCATCACTCAGATTACATTGAAGTAATCCCAGACTTCTTATTGGAAATTCCTGTAAAATATGGTGTTGAAATAGATATATTAATTGAAGCTAAAGCAAAGGAGCAGGCTATATTTAAATTATATAGTAAATATCCTTTCTTGAATTGCAAAGTATAATTTGTTTAAGAATTATACTAAACTATTATTTACATACGGGGGAATCCAACAAGATTGGCTCCCATACCAAAACCGGCTCCTGAGCGTGCACCGACGGCCATACTTGGTACATAAGTATCCAAGATGGAGAAGGTTGCTGCAGCAGTCAAAGCAATGAGCATAACTTCATCTAAGTTAAGAGAGCGTTTTGGGATAGCATATGCGGCAATTGCAACCATGATACCTTCAACTAAATATTTGACGACGCGGCGGATAAGTTCACCGAGATCTAAGAGACTTCCTAATTCACCAAGCATTATATTATTTCTCGAGAAAAAAAAATTATAAGCTGTAAAAAATAACTTAAAATAATAAGACTCACAAATATATAAATGACTAAAGAATTAGCCTTTGAAAGACAAAACCTTCCAAATGGATCTGCAAATCCTAAATATATCGATTTACTTGATGAAGATAAACCCGTAGCAGGGCAAAAATTTACGTGTATCTCTTTTGTAAGCCCTGATAATATTTTAAAAAAGAAAGATTTATTTTTCTTTGAGGAATTCCTAAAGCATTGGGATTATACACAAGGCGTTCAGAAATTTACTGCATTTCTAAATTTTTTATCTTATAAATACAGCATGAATTTTGATAAAATTATGGCTGATTTTCAAGAGTACCTAAAGAGCGAACAAAAAGATCTTGTTAAGACCACAATTGGCGATGACTACAAAAATTTCCTAGATGCTAAAGAAGAGGATCTTGAAAAAACATTTAATGAGTTATACTCATTCCAAACAAATACCAGAGGATTAAAAATTAGAGGCTCGTATCCTTCACAGGAAGAGGCCGAGCTAAGATGTAAATTATTGAGAGAGATTGATCCAAATCATGATGTATTTGTGGGACCTGTTGGAATGTGGATGCCTTGGGATCCAGAGGCATATAAAACTGGTCGCGTTGAATATCTTGAAGAGGAGTTGAACCAATTGATGCATGAAAAGAATAAAAATGAAAGGCAAGCGAAACATGAGTTTGAAAAGAGAGTGGCTGAAACTAAGAAAAAGGCAATAGAGGAAAATATTAAAGTTGCAAAAGCTAGTGGTAATAAACTAACTCAAAATGTAGACAAAGATGGTAATTTGATAGGTGTTGGGGTAACAACTATTGAAGGTAAAATAAATGAAAAAGAGATTGTAAGTTCAGCCGATATTAGAAAGGAATTGTTTGAAGGTGATAATATTCGAACGCGCGAAACTGATAAAAAAGAAGCTGAAAAACAAGAAACAAATGTTGAAATGACCATTTCAGAAAAAGATGATGATAAAAAAGTTTAAAAAGTATTAAATTGAAATTAATTGACTTACTTATATAAAATATAATCAATATCTTATATAACAATAATGAATCAATCACACGACTACCCTGCAGAAATTCCATCGAATTCTTTAAAAGGAAGATGCTGTATTACGCCGGTTAATAAAAATAGAATAGAAATAAACACTGATCCTCCTCCTACTCCAAAGAAAAAACCACAAAAAATGAAGAAAAAGAAAACGCATAGATGTGGATTTGATGGGTGTAGAAAGAAACTTAATTTGACACAACAAACAAAAATATGTAGATGTGGTTTTACATTCTGTTCAAAACATTTTCAATTTGAAGAGCATAAATGCTCTTTTGATTATAAAGGATTCTCAAAAAATAAATATGAAACAAATGTAAGTTTGGGCGGTGGATCATTCGCCAAAGTAAATATAATTTAATTACCATCTACTCTTCTTTACATTAATAGTTGGCCCCTTTCTACCAGCTTTAGGATCATAACTTTCATCTTCGTCATCACTACCTAAATTTTTACTCATTTCCCAAAATTCTTTACTTCCTAATTTAAAATCTCTATGGGCGCTTGCTTTGTACCAGAATATTTGGTCTTCCAATTTATTGGATTTTGCATTATTTGAAACAACTAAACATTCATAATTTTCAGTGCATTGATCCATAACTTGACAAAAAGATTCAAAAGTTGGGAACATTCCAGCAAAGTTTTCATATATTCTTTTCCTATTTGCAATATAAGGCTCTCTTAAAATAAATGTGTAATCAATATTAGTTCGCAGATTTGGCGGTACTCCCAGAGGATACTGCATTGTAATAATTAACATAATTTTCCAATGTCTACCATTCATGAAAAGTAGTCTCATTAATTTATCTCTTGACCAAGAATTATCATACAAACAATCATCTAGAATACAAAATGCTCTTCCATCAATATTTGATCTACCATAAGCAGTTTTTTCCTTTTTAACTTGCTTTATCACCATTTTTTGCCTTTTTAAAACATTTTCAATAATAGCCGTATTGTATTCATCATGTATAAATAGTTTAGGAACCAGTGAACCATAAAACCCATTCCCGGCTTCTGTACCAGAGATTACCGTTCCAATAGGGATATCCTGATGATAATACAGCAAATCTCTAACCAAAAAACTCTTTCCTGTATCTCTCCTCCCAATTAATACAATAACTGGTCCTGATGCTTCATTTGCTTTGAAGGATATATTTTTCATATCAAATTTCTTTAATTCCAAATTCATTGCTATTATATGCTTATTTAATATTTTATATATAAATTACGCACAAATCCAGTTAAAATTAATAATTTGTTT